ATTCAAAGACGGAGATAACCCACTCATAGTATATGGCGGTAGTCTTGATGTGGTTAGTGGGGAGTTGACGGTGGATAGAGCAGGGGTGGTTTTTGACGGCTCAAATGATGAGAACTGGGTGGATAATATGTTCCAATACGGATACTCAATAAATAAAGGTTCTTTTAAGAGTAACGTTGAAGGACAATCAAATTATTTAAAATACTCATTTGGTGGATTGTCTGACGGCAGTTATTATATTGGTACAAGTTATCTTAATGTGAGACTTGATTCTATAACATCACTCGCAGATTTTAAGACGTATTTATCATCAAATCCTTTGCAAATATGTAGTGAACTCGCAACTCCTACCACTATCCAGCTTACTCCTACCGTGGTTAAGAGTTTGAGGGGTAAGAATAATGTGTTCGCTGATAGTGGAAATATATTAGACCTCAGTTATTTAGCAAAGGAGGAATAGAGTATGAAGTGGTACTTATGCCCTGAATGTGGGCAGAAGCTCTTTATGGTAGCTCCTGATGCAGTGATTAAAGGACTTCAGATAAAATGTAAAAAGTGTAGAAAATTAATAAATGTGAGCCTATGAGCCTTATGAGTATTAACTCATGAGGCTCATTTTTGTTAGGAGGATAGAGAAAATGAAGAAACCACTGGAAAGAAGGTTTAACCCATCTTGTGAGGTAAGAACTGTACCAACTGAGTCAGGAAGTCTCATTACTGGAAGACCTATAGTGTATGGCTCAAGGACAGATTTAGAGTTTTTTGATGAAATCATAGAGCCGGGGGCCTTAGATGGAGCAGACCTTACTGATGTTAGATTTTTAGTTAATCACAACACAGACATGATACCTCTTGCAAGGTCAAGACGTAATAACGGTAATTCTACCATGACTCTTACTGTAGTTCCTGAAGGGATGAACATGGATGCAGTAGTAGATACAGAAAATAATGCAACTGCAAGAGAGCTTAAATCTGCTATAGAGCGTGGTGACTTAAGCGGTATGTCTTTTATGTTCTCTATAGATGATGAGGAGTGGGATGACTTAGAGTCTGAACATCCAACCAGACATATACGAAAGATAGGATCAGTTGTAGAGGTCAGTGCCGTGACATTCCCGGCATATGACGCTACTTCAATAAATGCAAGAAGCAAGGACACGCTGGAGAGCGCAAGAAAAGCTGTGGAGACAGCTCAGGCTAATGCAAAAAGGTCAGTGGAGACTGACGGTAACTTATTAGAGCTTGAAAAAGCTAAAACAATCATTTTAGGAGGTAAATAACAATGGGTAGAAAGAAAATACTCGAAAAGAGACTCGCAAGACTTCAGTCTAAGAAACAGAGTCTTACAGAAAGAGCTATGTCTTCACAGGATGTTAATGAAGTAAGAAGTATTAATAATGAACTTGAAGACGTAAACGCTGAAATAGCAGAGACTCAGGAAGAGCTTGATGCTATCGCAGAAGAAGAGAGACAGGCAGAACTTGAAGCAGAGAAGAGAGCTGCTAACCCAGTTCCAGCTGATGCTAAGCTTGTCAATGGAGAAATCAGAGGTAATGTAGTGGGTGCTTTCAAAGCTCCTGAGGCTAGAGATAATGAAGATATCTTTGCAAGCATGGAGTATCGTAAAGCTTTCATGAAGTATGCTCAGACTGGTACACCTATCCCAGCTCAGTTTACTCAGCGTGATGGTTCACCAGCTAACACTGATACTCTTGGTGCTACTATCCCAACTACTGTACTCAACGAGTTCATCAACCTTATCAGAGTAAGATATGGAAACCTTTACTCTAAGGTTAGAAAGCTCAATATCAAGGGTGCTGTTAAAGTTCCTATAGCTGAGCTTCAGGCTACTTTTAAATGGATCACAGAAGATACTGTAGCTCCTCGTGAAGACGGTGGACAGATTAAGGACTTTGTAGAGTTTAGCTATAACATGGCTGAAATCAGAGTATCTCAGTCACTTCTGTCAAGTATCGTAACTATTGACCTCTTTGAGCGTGAGATTGTCAGAATTATGATGATTGCTTATATGCAGGCTATGGATACAGGAATTGTCAAGGGAACTGGTAATGGTCAGATGCTTGGTATCCTCAATGATCCTAGAGTCATTAACCAGGCTGGTCATATTATTGAGCTTTCTGCAAGTGATATCAACAACTGGACAGCATGGAGAAAGCAGTTTTTCTCTAAACTTCCACTTGGCTACAGAGCTGGTGAGTTTATCTTCCCTATTGCTACTGTTGATGCTTACCTTGAGACAATGGCAGACGCTAACAATAATCCTATCTTCAGACAGGCTACTGGTCTTGAGGTTAATGATGGAGATGCAGTAAATCCTAATGGAAGATTCTTTGGCAGAGAGATATCACTCGTTGAGCCTGATATCATTACAGACTTTGACTCAGCTTCAAGTGGTGATGTTATTGGTATCTACTGGCAGCCTGATGAGTATGCAATTAATACTAACATGGCTTTCGGTATGCGTAGATGGTTTGATGAGGATAGAAATGAGTGGGTTAACAAGATGCTTACAGTAGTAGATGGTAAGGTACTTAACCCAAGAGGATTCTATGTATTCAAGAAAAAGTAGGGAGGTGCTGAGCTATGAAAACAACAGTAGAAGCACTCAAGGCATTATATGTAGCTTTAGGTGGTCAGCTTACTGATACCTATGAAGATATAGCTGGTGGAGTGGCTGTTAGTGAATATGTGCTTATCCCTGATGTTATTGAAGCCATTTCTCAGGTAGTTACTGGTGCTGAGCTTCCAGCTGTAACAGCTGAAGATAACGGCAAGGTACTTAAGGTAGTAGATGGTGAGTGGGCTGTAGGTACAGATGAGATAACAGCTTAATAATATAGGAGGTAATTAACCATGATAAATACAGATAGAATTGTTCCTGTTATGGCAACAGACCTTATGAGTCTTTATGGTCTTATCCTTAAGCAGAACAGTGATAACGCAACTCTTGCAGCACTTGATGCTGCTAACCCTGGCGAATTTGAAGTAGCTTCAACGGCTGGATCAGTTCTCTTAGCTGATGAGCCACTCAAGGTTCTTGACTTCAAGTCAGGATACTCAGCTGGTACTGTGTACTTTGTTCCAGCTTACAACTATGATGGATTCTCAGTAGCTGGTACTAAGGTAGTTCCTACTGGTTCAGTAGTTCCAGACGGTAGAACACTTTATAAAGCTGTACTTGCTACAGGTGCTGTAACTATCACTAAGGTAGGTTTTTAATCTGAGACTGGAGGTATAACCCATGAAGTTAAAGATTGAGAAAGAATTTAAAGATAAGTTTACTGGTGAAAAATACTTAGCTGGTTCTGAGGTTGACTTTGAAGATGCAAGAGCTAAAGAGCTTCTTGCAGATACAAGAGAACTTGTAACCAAAGTCAAGGACGAACCTAAGAAGCCAGCTAAAAAGTCTAAGAAATAATATTAAGGGAGGCTATGGGCCATGAATGTAACACTAGAACAAGTTAAAGCTGCTTTGGGTATCGTAGGCAACTATCAGGATGATACCTTGCAAGTCTATTTTGATGAGACTGTGGCTTTTCTGAAGGAAGCCGGGGTATCTGAGGCTAATATGACAGCTGGTGTAGTGGCCCGTGGTGTTTCTGACCTTTGGAACTATGGAGCTGGTGATGGTAAACTCTCACCTTACTTCATTCAGAGAGCAGCACAACTGAGCTATAAGGGGTGATAATATGGGCAGAATGTATAAAGCCAGTGTACCTTTTGATGTACCTATGAAGCTTCTTATACCGACTACTACAATGGTTAAGGGAGTCACTAAAAAGACTTATCCTGATCCTGAGGATGTTACTGAGGTATTTTTTGGAAGTTTTAAAACTTATGGTGGTACTGAGAATAAGTCGAATGAAGTATTTACTGTCTATGACACAGCCGTAGTAGATACATGGTATAACCCAAACATAAGCTCTGATTGTAGAGTTTATATCTGTGAGACAGCTGAAATATATGATGTGATTAGCAGACCTGAAAACATAGATATGCGACACAAATATATGCAGTTTAAACTTCAGAAGGTGGGTGGTAAACCTTGACAGCCAGGGGAAAAATGTTATCTATAGACTTTTCTAATTTTTCTGCATATGCTGAAAAGCTCGATAAGTTAGGGGCTAATCTTCAGAAGGTTATAGGTGATGCTATGGATCAGGCTGCTGAGACAGTTCAAGATGATGTTAAAGAAGCTATGACAAGTGCCAACCTACCAGCTGGAGGTAAATACTCGCAAGGGGAGACAAGAGACCAGATTATAATTGATCCTCAGACCGTGTGGCATGGTTCACTTGGTGAGATTGATTTAGGCTTTGACAAGACTAAACCGGGAGCTGGGGGATTCCTGATAACTGGTACTCCAAAGATGCGCCCTAATTATGCGCTTGAGGATATATTTAGCAGAAAGAAGTATTTAGCTAAGATAACTAAGCAGATAAGAGAAGAGTTACAAGATGCGATAGATGAGTACATGGGAGGTTAACTATGGAAGATAACTTAATAGAGATACTGTCTAAGTTTGGTTATCCAGTATATAGACAAGGGTCTATGTCAGATGATGAAACCTACCCTGAGACTTTTATAACATTTTGGAACTTTGACAGTCCTGACCATAGTCATTATGATAACTCAGACTATGGTACAGAGTGGGGATTTAACGTTTATGTATATAGCTCTGATCCAGAGCTTACTTACTCAGTTTCAGCAAGTGTCAGGGCAGCACTTAAAGAAGCTGGGTGGATAGTAAGAGGTAAGGGCTTTGATGCACAAAGTGATGAAAAGACTCACACTGGAAGAGGACTTGAGATTTATAACTTAAATATTTAGAAACTATTGAGCCTATGAGCCACTAACTAAGTTTAGTGGCTCTTTTTTATTAATAATTATGGAGGTAAAGACAATGGGTCAAATTTTTGAATACAGAGGTGTTGAAGGCCTCGTATATGCTGAAGTTACTAAAGATAACAACAGCACAGAACAGGGTGAAGGTTATGTAACTGGAACAGTTAAACCTCTCGCTGGTGTTGCTGAAATCAGCAAGACAACAGAGTCAAGTAATGAACCTCATTACTATGACAATATCCCGGCTGTAGTAGTAAGTTCAACTGGATCAGATGAAATTACTATATCAGCTTCTGCAATTCCTCTTGATGTTCTTGCAGATATTACTGGTCAGTATTATGACTCTGCTACTGGAACATATGTAGAGAAGGAAAGAACACCTAAGTACTTTGCTATTGGTTATCAGACCAAGACTACTGATGGTGATGTAATGTATGTTTGGAGGCTTGACAAAGTGGCAAAAAAAGCCGCTTAATAGGTCGGTTCGGCAGAAATGTCGTTCAAAAAAGAGCTCGTGAAAACGGTGAAACTCCTAACGTAAAGGCGAGGACAATACCGTGCGAAGCCCGAATGGGAACGTGTAACGACTATTCCGATAAAGGAAGTACACTCAAGCGAGTGGAAGTGCGAGCTACCTTAACAAGTAGAGTTGAAGGTAAAGAGATAGTCTATTCTGTATGGAAACATACAGCAGTTCATAAGAGAACGGGTATAGAGTAGCGAACTATATCGAATATCAAAGAAAGGGTAGCTTCAATATCCCTGACCAGACTAATGTTACAGAGGATGATGGAACAGACGCAAACGGTCAGGAACTCACATTCACAGGTATTTCTACAACTCATAAGTTCACTAAGACCAATTCACCAGCTAAGGCTGTAACTGTTAATACTGGTCTTGACCTTATTGCAGATAAGGCTAACTTCTTCACAGCAGTTCAGACACCAGACACAATCACAGCTAAAGCGTAAGAATAACTAACTATCATAGGTGGGCGGTTTATAGACCACCCACCTTATTTATAAGAGAGGATAAAAGATATGGAAAAATTAGTATTAAATGTATATGACAATGAAGATAACATAGTTAAGACTTCAACAGCTGAGCTTATAGAGCTTAAGTTTGGCTCTATCAGAAAACTCATGAAGCTTCTTAACATAGATAACATAGATGATACTTCTGAGCTTCTTAAAGTGCTTTATGGAGCTTGGGAGCAGATAACCAAAGTCCTTACTGGATGTTTCCCTGATATGACAGATGAGGACTGGGATAATGTGAAAGTGTCTGAGCTTATACCAGTACTTATGGGTATCCTTAAGTACTCTTTCACTCAGATGCTTACTATACCAACTGACTCAAAAAACTAGATAAGGGTGTGGATGACACACCCTTATATGAAACTTTATTTACTCTCAGTTATCAGCTCTGTAAAGAGTTTCCAGCTATGACTCCTTATGACGTAGATGAGCAGACTTATGGGAGCGTAATAGACTTATATGCAGATGTAAGAAGGATGCAACTGAGAGAAAAGAAACAAAATGATCCTAATAGAGTAATAAGAAGACCAGCTGGAGATGACTGGTTTTAGGTGGTGGAAACTATGGCAGATACAACTTCTACAACTCAATTTAAAGCGGATATAAGCCAGCTTAAGTCAGCTATGCAGCAAGCCCAGAGACAGGTTAAGCTTGCTAATAGTGAGTTCAAAGCTGCATCATCTGAGATGGATGATTGGAGTA